CCAGCCGCAGCGCATCGCCGTCGTCGGTGAGGGGGTTCCAGCAGGAATCTCCGCCACGGTCGTTGCGAATAACAAATCCACCTTCGTAGTGACCAAGCTGCGCGACGTATTTCTCCGCCGGCCCAACGATCCAATACCCAGCCGCTTTCGCAGCGAGTTCCATTAGTTCTCTATCCATGGTTTTCTCCAGCGCGAAGCGCATCAGATCGGTCTCGCAACCAGTAAGTCATAAACCAGTATGCCGATAAGGACCAGCAAGAAGATGATCCTTACGGCTCTGTCTTTCCATTCCATGCGTGGGTCGAAGTCGAAGGGGTCGTGTTTCATTTGATGTGATACCAATTTGCCAGCATGGTGCTGAGGGTTTCGATGGTAGACACCAGCATCTGCTGGTTGTCCTCGGATTGATCTCCATTCATCAGCATGGCGGACAAGTGCCAAATGCACTCGGCCAGGTGTTTTGCGTCTTCGTTCATTTGTTTTCTCCTGTTGCTTTGGCAATGTCAGAAAAATACTTGCTTGGCTTGCACGTCAACCACAACACCAGCTCAGGTTGTGTGATGAAGTCGGCCACATGAGTAACGCGATAGCGCCAGTACCATACGCGCCCCATGCCGTCTACGCGGACGCGTGCAATGCCGCTGTCTGCTGTATTGGTCCACTGGATGTAATCCCACCCGAATAGCCGATGAAGGATGCGGTAGATCATGCTTTTCCTCCTGTTGCTTTAGCGATGGCGGCCCTGGCACGGTCGCGACCTTCAAGCCAAAACTCATTTCCTTCCATTTCCATTACTTCATCTGTCTCTACGTACCATTTCAGCGCCTCCAACAGTTCGGCGTTCAGCGCCTCCAAATTGGCAATGCGCTCTGTATCCCGAATGCCACCGTCCAAATTGACGCGGCGCTCTCTCAGCAGTCTCTCAACTACGTTATGCAAGCGGCGCAGTTCGGCCTCTGTCCTGCGGTGCTTGTCCCGCTTTGCTTCGTTTCGTTTTGGCTCGTCTGCCATGGCTTTGTGCCAGTCAGCCAGCCGCAGGGCTTCGGGTTGTGCGTTCATATCTCTCTCTCAATCAAAACATCGGCGGCCAGCTTGCACTGCTCCACTTGGGTTGGCGTCATTTCTTTTTGCATCTGTCTCGCAAGCAGCAAAAACTGGCGCATCGCATCGTGATGTGTAGCGCGAGCAGCAGCGAGCAGCAGCGAAGTCAACGGATGATTCTCCATCGGTAGCATGGTCTTTTTTCCTTACAAAGGGCTGACAGCTTTCTCGCAATCAAACCCGCGAGCTTTCTCGCAATCAATCAAAACGGGGCGTCTGGTATCTGCTGGCGCTGGCGCTCCTGATACGCTCGCTCCTGCTCCGGCGTCCAGGGGACCGGGCCACCGGGCGGGGGAAAAGGCCACGGGGCGGGCGTCATCGGCGGGCCTCGGCCAGTTGCGCGGTCAGTTTCTCGATGGCTCGGCGGCATCGTTCGCGCTGCGCGGGGTCCGTGGTGGCGTGCATCACGTGGCGCTGCCAGTAAATGCACCGCTCGATTGTCTCGGGCTTCATGCGGTGGCCCTTGCTTCTTGTCGGCCTTGCTCGATCAGGCGGCGGGCTTCGGCTCGGTCGTCTATGTGCTCTGATTCGATCATGCGGCGCAGGGTTTCGGCGGGTGTCTTGCCCTGCTCGTATCTGTACCCGGCTTGAATATAGGCGTTTTCGGGGTGGTTCATTGGTTGCTCCATGTGATCGTGTGAAATTCTGCGGGATAACCTGGGGCCGATACGGTAAAGCTGTGCGGGCCGTTGCGTTTGAGTGTCCAGGGCTGGTGGTTGCTTGGCTGGCGGGCGTTGCGTCTCCATGCGCGGATTAAGCGGGCGGCGCGTTCTCTTGTCATGCTCGGGTCTGGTTGCGGCTCGTGGTCGTTCCATTGGGCCGTAAAGGTGGTTTGCATGGTCTGCTCTCCTGTGGTCGGGACAATTCCCGGTCAAGCCCTCAGGGGTAAGGGCTTGGCCTGGTGCTGTCATGCGTTGCAACATCCGCAGCAGGGCGCATCCTCGCATCGTCCGGCCTTGTTGCGGTAGTATTCGCGGCCACCTGCTCGCCATGTGTGGGACTGATAGCGGCGGGCGGCTTGCGTCATGTATAGGCCCACGGCGGCGGCTTCTTCGGGGTCTAGCGTTGGGTCTATGTCGCGGGCCAGTGCTGCGCCGGGTGTGAGTTCTTCGGGCTCGTCCAGATAAGCGCGGCGCGTCTTGGTGTCGTATAGGATAGGGTCGCCGGGTGCGATTGGTCGGCCAGTGCTGGCGCATTGGCCAGGATAGCGGGCGGTCATTGTGCGGCGCATGCTGTCGGCTCCTTGTAAATTGGGATTACCCGGCGGGCTTTTTGGTCGGTGATTTTGGCGCGGGTGCCGTGGGCTCTGAATCCGATAATCTGTCGGCGGTCGGCCTTTTGGCAGAGTTGGCACAGTGCGCACGTCATGTAGTCCGTGGTCTGCGCGGGGCATACCAAAATTGGGCGGCCTTCGGGCGTGGTGGTGTGTTTTGGCGTGTCCTTCGGCACGATGCAAACAGTCGGAAAACCCTGCGCGGCGTACTGGTCCGCTTCTCCTGCGTCGTCGGCGCTTACGTTGACGGTAAAGCCCCACGCGGTAGCGTGGCGGGCCCATTGCAGCGCCTCGGGGCTTTTCTTGTGGGTGTACGTGAAACCCTTTTTGCCTCGGTTGGCCTTCACAATCTGGCCCAGGGCGTAAGCGTCCACGGTTTCACCTTCGCCGGGTAGGTCGCCTGCTACGTTGTGTCGCCATATCTGGCCGGTGGGCAGTGCTTTTATGCGGGCGGTGAGCGCGTCCAGGTCTAGCCCTCGGTCCGGAACCTTGTTCCATACCATCCGCGTGTAAAAATCCTCGGCGTAGCAATCGCTGCGGTAGTGCGGGCACGATGGCGGGCACGATTCGCGGCTGGTGTAGGTCTGCGGCATGGGTCCGGTTTTGCGGTTGCTGCTGGCGGCGATAAATTGGAATTTCATTTTTCGGTGTCCTCGTATACGTCCAGGGAGTAGGTAAGTTCGTCGGCGGCTTTTTGGCGCAGCCATTGGTCGGCGGTGGGGTCACGCAAAACTTTGACGGCGAAGCGTGCAGCGTCTGCCAGCGTCATTGGTTCGGGCTCGCGGTCGTCGTCTGGGTGCGGGTGTGCGGGGTTCATTGTGTGCATGCTTCCCCCATTGCGGCAGCTTCGGCGCGCGCCTCTTCTTTGCAGTGTTCAAGTCCATAAAAACCCCAGCATGTGGCGCATTCTTGGTCTTAGGGGTCGTGTATGCGGTAGCCGTAAACCTGCCCGGTTAGGAATTCGTCTAGCGTGCTGATTTCCGCCTGGAGTGTTCGGCGGATACGTTCGGCCAGTGGCTTGGTTATGTTTGCTCGGCTGTATTCTTTCCTAGCCTTGTCTTTTGTGCAGTAGATAACGCCAATCATTCCGCTATCCCATGGGCACGAAAAACCTGTCGTGTTAATCGTGATTCCGGAGTGGTCGTAGATATAAACTGGCAGGGCGATAACGTCCGGGCGGTTTAGCGTCTGGGTGATTTCGTCGCGGGTCATGGTTTCGTCGCCGAAGCTATAGCGGCTGCGGTTCAGTATTGCGAGCGTTCCTAAGTTGTCCCAATTGCGCGGGCTGTCCGGGTCGGGGTCGTGTTCAATGGATACGGTGTAGCCGTTGGGCAAGATTTCGCAGTGAATTTGGTTGTAGTTCATGGCCTTGTTTCCTTAGTGGGTTATTTTGCGGGCGGTTACGTTCATGCGCGTGCTGGGCTCGCTGGTGGTGGTGTATGCGCGGATAAGTTGGGCGCTGGGCTTGAAGCGTTGCGCGATTGCTTGCCAGTCCGTAGTGGTTCTGGTGCTGGTGCTGAAGGTCACGCGGTAGGCGTGGCCGTCAATGGCTGGCAGTCCGGCGTTTTCAAGTTCGGCGCGTATATCTTCGGCCTTGGTTTTGAGGTCGGCTATTGCGGCGTGCAGCTCGCCCAGGCGGTCCACCTGTTCGGCCAGGGTGGGCGCGGTGCGTGCTGGTGGTGCGGCCAGGATGGCGCAGGCGAAGGTGTGCAGGTCTTGGGGTTTCATGGTTTCGGGCTCCTGTGGTTTAGTACTGCTTGAGGGGTTGCCAGTGGCTGGCGAGAAAGTCGGCGGCGTTTTTGTACTTTGTCACCGATTCGCTAGGCGGTGCCCAGCGTGGCCGGTGAATGAGCGTTTGCTCCATGCTTTCCACCTGGTAGCCGGTCCCGTTGTATTTGTTGGCCCTGTGTACGGTTGAGAACATCGGTCCGCCGATTCGGTCGTGCTGGCAATAGCCGATTCGGTCGCCCTTGACGATGTAAAAATAGGTTGTGAGTTTTTCGGGCGCGTATACGGTGAACCCTTCGCGCTTGGCCTGCCGAATTAGTTCTTCTGTCGGCGTCATGGTTTTATGCTCCTGTGGGTTATCGGGTGGTCCATGCTTTGCACGGGCGGCGGCTGGTGTAGTAATAGGCCGAGGGATCGCTTAATCTGTATTCGGCGAGCATTGCGCGGGCTTCTTTCATGGTCTGGAATTCGTCCACTGTTTCAAGTTGGCGGCTGTCGCGGCGTTGGATGTAAATCATGGCTTGGGCTCCTTAGTGGGTGGTCTTGCTGGCGATAAATTGGCCGTTGCGGGTCACGGTGGCGGCTGGATAGCATGCGGCCCATTGCAGTGCTTCGCGCAGCGTCAGAACGTGGTGCTGCTTGTTGTACCCGTGGCCGGTTACGGTGTACCCGATAACGCGGGCGGTGGCCTGGCGGAGCTTGTCGGCGGTGGTCATGGTCTGGATCTCCTGAGATAACCCGGCGCGGTGGCCGGGCGGGTGGTTTAGATAATGAAGTCGGGGTGATTGGTCACGCCGAAAACGGGCGCGTATTGCATGAGGGCGGCGCGGCTCTTGGCGGTGCGTGCTGCGCGGATAAGTGCGGACAAGCTGCGGGCCAGCATGCCCAGGTCAGCGCCAGCGCCAGCGAAGCGGTGCAGTTTGATAATTTCGCGGGTCTCGTGCTTGTTCATGCTGTTTGCTCCTGGTGGGTTAGATTGCTTCGTATCGGCCAGCGTCATAAGCTGCCAAAACGGCGGGGCCGATTCCATCGCTGAAAACAACGGTGTGAACGCGTCCGCTTATGTGGCGGCTGTCATCGCGGAAAGTGGCGACTATGTCCACCAGTCCGAATTCGTCCGGGGTTTCTTTTTCCACCGTGATGGCCAGGACTTGAGGGGCGTCGTAGGTGCGGCCTGTGCTGTATGTGATCTGCATCTGGTTTCTCCTGTGTGTGTTTCGTTTGGCCCTTTTCAGGACCGGCCTTTAGTGTCCGTCTTGTCAAGCCCCTGGTCCAATGGGTATTTTTTATCGGAAAAGTGCACTTGATAGCAGAAAACTATAGCGGTGAGGTCTTTTGTTTCTCGGTTGTGGTTTTGCTCTCATGGGGTCAAAACCTGGGCGGTGCGGGTGGTTTGCGGGTGTATTTGTCCCTATGGGGTCAAGCGTGGCCGTGGTGATTCGTGGGCGGTTTGCGCGGGCTCTCATTGCCCGAAGGGCATCAGCTCTGTATCATCCCTCCACCTGTAAGTAAACCGTAAGGGATACATCATGCGTATAGATCAAGACACCCTCCAAGCTGCCCCCGATCATTTGCTGTTTCCGCCCGGCACTAAATCCAAGCTCACGGCGAAGCAAAGAAAATTCGCCCGCCAAGTGGCCATGGGTGCCACGAAGGCCGATGCTTATCGGCAGGCATACCCTGACGCCCGCAGCCACTCCACAATCATCAGCGAGCCCTACAAATTGGCAGATAACCCCAAAGTAGCACAAGAGATCGCGGCGATTCAAGCGGCTATTGAGGCGCAAACATATCAAACCCCTGCCGCTCTTCGTGCCCTGGTCATCAGCTCGTTGGTCAAGGTCATCACTGACCCCGACAGCAAACCCGGACAGATCACGGCTGCGGCTAAGGTGCTGGGCACTGTGACCGAGGTTGCAGCGTTCACCGAGCGAAAAGAGGTTCGCACTATCGCCAGCTCTGAAGACGCCCGCGCCCGAGTCCTTGAGCAGCTGCGCGCCATCGTGAAGGCCGAGGCGACCGACGCGACCGAGATCGAACACGACGCGCAGTCGCTTTTGGCAGAGCTCGCACCCCACCGGGAGGGGGAGGACCATGTGGTAGATGAGGAGTCCCGCGACCAAGTGCATACTATTCCGCATGAACAATCCCCTTCCGACATCGAACAATCCACTTCCGCCGAATCAGACCCTACCCCCTCGCCACAGGAACACCCCCCGTCATGATTTTGAGCGGGTCCCATACCCCATATGCCTATTTTTTGAGCAAAAAGAAACAGGTGCTCTTAACGGTGGTTAAGTGTACTTGTCTTTAGTTTAACCCCCGAGAACGTTTAAACGTTTAAGCCGCTTTAAAAAGTTATCCACAGTTGGCTTTTGTTTGTTGGGTGATATAAGATGGTGGCCTATAGCAGATAGGAGAAGGCGATGAGATGGAAAGACAGGCAAGTTGTGGAGAAGTGGGTTATGCGAACGACGGTGTTTTCGTTGGCGTGGGTTTTGTTGGGTGCTTTGGCTAAGTTGTTTTGATGAACATAGAGCAGGTTATTGCTTCGTTGCCGGTGGATCAGCAGGAGAGGTTGTTCCAGGAGGTTGAGGCGTATAAGCAGGCGGTGGAGAGGGAGAGGTGTCAGACTTCTTTCATGTCGTTTGTGAAGAAGATGTGGCCGGGTTTTATACATG